AAATTCAAATATAGTAGCGCCTCATTTAAGTAACAATATATATGATATTTATTTAGTAGAAGATGGAACAGTAATTTCAATGTATTATTGGGAGCCACTAAAAAAGTGGGTTATTTCTACAACGCGGTCGCATGATAATACAAATGCAAAATGGGGCGATTATACATATTCTGAAGTAGTTAATGATTTACTTGGCGCGAATGTCATTGATTTCTACAATTCTTTGGATAAAACCACAAGTTACACGTTTGGTATTAAACACGCATCAATGCACCCATTCAGAGAGGGCGGACCAGACCCTATCAATAAAATATGGTTTATTCAATCTTATAATGGAGTTATCTCATATACGTTCGATAATTCATTTGGGATTAATCCTCAGAAAAAAGTGAGATATCCCAATAATTTGCAAACAATCTTTGCTAATTTAAAATACAGCTTATCCGATTATATGAATAGTGGGTCAGTATTGTATGGGTATATTCTCAGATCAAAAAACCCGCTTAAAACCGGATATTACAGTAATATTATTTTAGAAAGTTCTCTGTTGCAAAAAATAAGACACATGTGTTATAATAGTATTATTAATAATACAGCAATAGCCAAAGCCTATAATCGCGAACTTTATATGATTATTAGTGCATTTCTAGATATTAATGTCAGAGCTTTATTTATCGAATTATTTCCGCATTACATGGACCAATATGATGCGATTGCAACTGCTATTGAAAGTTTAATTAGTGATACTATTGGATACGCGGACAATCAAAGCAGCCTTTGCGAATCTGATGAAAACTATGAGTATGTAAAGAATATTTACAAATCTATTGAATGTAAACTGGAGCCTCTTAATACTAATAATCGAGCAATTATTTCATTAGAAGTATGCAATGTTAAATATTCCGATGTTATCTATCAGATGCTATCTGAATAATATTACCGTGCTGGTTTGCGATTATTAACTATTTTTTTTAATACATTAATTATACGACTCTGTTCATTGGCCAACTTTGTTACGTCTATTTTAAGCTGGTCTACAGATCGTAGTAAATATTCCATATCATCTTTTTGCTTGGTATCGATTATTATAGGTTTTTCTTCGGAGTGGTCTATTTTTTTCCATATTATATTTATGTCATCTAAATAAATATTCCATTGCGTTGCTTTATATCCTAAATTGGAAGCGAGCTGTATGCAAGTTTTTTCATCGCCAACGCTAGCCCATATATTTTTAATAAACCCGCCTTTTCTAAAATTTCCATCTTTTCGGGAATATCGGATATGTGAGTTTAAAGGCATTGTGGTCCATTTATCCCTGGGAACTTCTGTATAATTCATTAATAACTTTTTTTGTTCATCGGCCGATATTATATTATGCTTAATTTCTTGGTCTGCATGAGTGCCAACCAATGTTGTCAAATCAAAAATATTGGACTTTTCCATTGTATATATATTTCAATAAATTATAAAAAAAAAATAAATCGTAAATAGTATTTAGTTTAGGCTTTATTCATGGCTTCTAAATCGGTTTCAGTTGGGGCCGATGATTCGGTATAGAACGAAGTCTTTTCAAATTTAGTGCCGCCCTGGCTTACCCTAAATACGGGGACTTCCAAAGCCCCATCAATTTCTTCTTGATTTTCATACTCGCTTTCAGGGATTGCGTCGGCCCCGAGTTCCTTAAGTGTTGTATTCTGGCTCTTCCACTTGGCAAACCCGGCGGCATCAGGGCCGCATTCGGCAATATTCTTCTTCTTTTTAATTGTAATACGTTTCTTCATAAGTTCGGCGCCCATCTTAGCGTCGGATTCAATTTGTTTGGCAATTTCTTCTAAAACTGCTGTCTTCTTATTAAAATATTTCATAGATTCCCTAACTTTCTTATACGGGCTGAAAATATTCCATTTGCCGCTGTGTGCCTTGAAAATAGTTGAAATAACTTCATCCTTATGCTTATTAATAAACGCATCGGCATCATCATCGGTTTCATGCCAGTCGTATGGATTAATGGCAGTTTCAAAGCATGGCTTGTCGCAATAAATATCACTAACGATAGCCCGCAGTTCTTCGTAATTAGAATCATAGTAATACTGAAATCTGTGAAACGTATCAACTGGCGGAATCATTTCAGTTACGTATTTTGTTACTTCAGTTACGATTCGGTCGGATGGTTTGCATTCGGTCCCCATTTTGCTCTTAAGTGCTTGTTCGCGTTCGTAAATTAACATATCTTCATCAAATTCATGATTCTTTCGGCGCAACTCTTTAATGGCAAGGCTGCCAGCCGGCGTATTAATAATATTGCGCTCATCATCCTTAATGTTTGGCTTATACGCTGAGCGAACATGCATATCGGGATTGTATTGAAACATATCCTCAAGAAAATCTTTGATAATAACTCGTTTTTGCATGGTGGCGCGATTCTCTTCGATTTCCTTCATTAGGCTGGCCGGATTAGTTAAACTCTTTTCAAATTCATCGAGCTTACTGGGGTCCTTAACATAATCATGCACCGGAACAATGGGAATACCATCTGGCACGCGCCATTCATCGCACATCCTATTAAGAAATCCAACCATTGTAGTTGTAATTAGCTTTTTTGTATATTCGAATTGAAGGTCTGTATAAGAGTATGTTAATATTTTATTAGACCCTTCAATAGTTCGCCCGTATGGATTTAGCTGCTTTCGCAATTCCAAAACTTCTTCGTCTGATAGCTTGGCCAAACTTTCTTCGCTTAACTCCGCCAATAACTTATTCAACTGATTTGCCGCAGAACTCATATTTTTATATTAATAAACAATCATATATCTTTATAATAAATTTTATGTATTATAATATAATATGAAAAAGAAATCGGCGCCGGTTTCTTCAGAATATTCTGATAAATATTTTATTGATTTTTATAGAAGTAATTATCTAAAATTTGAAACTAATGCCAAGATTAAAAATTATATCAATGATAAAAACAATGACAAATATTATTTATACGGCAACACATATAATAGACTTAATACGATGGAAACATTTGGATATGAGTTAGATTTAAATATATTAAACACAACTACGTCTGTATTTAAAATTAGAGACATGAAAGACGAAATAGAAGCTATATTTGCATTTGTATATTATAGCAATTCAAACAGTAATAAAGCAATAGAAGGTACAAATCTTTGTATGAAAAATATAACAGTAGGCGGTAGCTATACATCTAAAGACGGTGAATATAGAAGTAATATTATTAGACCTTATAATTTAAAATTAATGCAAAATAGCGTAGAAATTTTGGCTATTTATAATGATATTTTAAGCTATGTTAAAAAGAATATGGTTACACGAAAATATATGATAACATGTGATAACTTTTTTCCAACTGATGATATTAAGCAAAGTGAAATAGGATTGGAATATTACTCCGCTATTATTGGCGCTGATTTATTTGTTTATTCATGGCTTATCATGATGTACAATATAGATTTAAATATATTGGAAAATAATATCAATGAAAAATATCAAACTATTATGCTAAAACATAAAGACGAGGACATTGCATTTTATAACATTATTAAGAAAAAACATAAGCAAGAAAATATAGAATTATTTAGAAATACTATATGCAATATAAGACACCCAAAATCAAATATGTTTAATACCAAACTCGGCCAAAAAATAATACCGTTAACTATATCGGAAGCCAGAAATCCATTTAATGTTAGGTACGCACCGTGGCGTGAATATATGATATCGATACATTTATCTGATTTAGTTGTAAACAATATATCGCCAGGATTTTTTATAACAAATAAATGGATTTACATTAAGAATGCCCGCAAAGGTTTATTTGACAATGACATACAGTATGAAAAAATGCATAGAAGTGAACTGGCCGACCAAATAATAACATTACTTTCGCGAGCTGATGCCTATACACACGCAAATATTAAAGACAAAAAAAAAGTAGCTAAATTTATAGATAAAAATATGGATAGTTGGCTATCTAATAAGTTTAAAGTTTTATCAACTAAAATAAAAGACCCCATAGACTATGCGAAAACCGAGATTATTATGTCTGATATAGCACTGGTATTATTTTCTGAATATGTTGGCCGAACCATATTGGATGTTGTAAATTTATCAAAATCATCGGTTTATTACAATAAATTAATCGGCGACCCGTTCTCGGAAAAGGGGTATTCAATCTTTAATAAATATATGTTTGATATTTGTTATAACTTATATTGTATGAATTATATATCGGGCGTTATACATGGCGACTTACATTTAAATAATGCGACATTAAAAGCTTCATTATATAAAGATGTTCGAGATATAGATAGTATTGATAAGCCCACCGTATTGTATGTATTAGGAAATTCAGAACATGAACAATTTTTATTTCATACGTCTTCTTATAATATATGTATAATTGATTTTAGTAGAAGTATTATACTGCCTGAAAAAATAGAAAAATTACGTGATATATCTATACCATCGTCGTATGAAGTTATAACTAACAAAACTATGTTTCACGCAGAGCAGGTTGATCGCCTTCTGCATATATACACTCAATTGATATCTGACACAAGTAATGAAGATGATTTGCGGATTTTATTTAAAAATAAATTTGAGGCTGTTTTTAAACTATTGTCGGCATCGGATATATACGGATTTACAAGTAAATTATTATCTATTTTTAATATAAATGATAAAAATATTATAAAACCGCATAAGACATGTATTGAATTACTTAAACGAATTAATGACGAATCCGAATACTTTATATTAAGCGAAATGAATAAACTTATAGCCAACGCATCATATGAAAAAACAATTTTGGAGATGGAGTGGCCCATGTTTACTATAATAAAAAAATGTTTCTCAGATAATACGGCAACTGGTGAAATTGGAACTATTATAGATATTTTTAATATTAACAATTCATCAAAATATTCATTAATGAAGTTAGATAAATTTCCTAGTTTAATTACTGACGCCAAGGCTAATAATTATAAATCGGCAATAGAAAAAAGAAAAAATCTAGAAAAAGAAAAGACTGAATCTATGAGATTGGTAAATATTATAGCAAATAAACAAAGTGTGCGCCAGATATAGTTTATTAATATGCCTAATCACTTTCGGAAGTATAATCACTATATTCTTCATAAAGTTCATATTCGTACTCAAATAAGTCAACAATATTTCCATACTTGTTTACAATGTTTGGTGCGTGTACTGTAGGTCTTTTCGTTTCATATGTTTCTGGGTGTGAATCATTAATAATTTCTTCTTCTATTGTAGGATATATATTGAATTTTACTGATGTATCATTTGAAATCATATTTATAGGATATATTACATGCGATGGAATAAATTCTTTATAATCCCATACTCCGCATATTGCAGGGGGATTTCCATTTGTATACTCAAACTTCATTTGAAATTTTTTGTCGCTAATAAAGCAGTTTCGCGGATTAGTAACTTCTAAATATACATTATCATATTTACATTTGATATATTTTTCATCTATTAACTTATTTTCATAGTCATTTAACACGCGAAACCTACTATTGCCGGTTATTTTTAAGATGTATCCTAAATTTATATTTTTATAAATTTCCATTTTTAGTATACTACTAAAATATATTTAATATATATTTGATGTTTATATTATAAAAAAATACATAGAAATAATATATATATTATGGTGGGCACTATAGATATAACTAATAATAATATAATAAATAAGATAAATTCAGTTGGTTCTTTAATATTATTATTAAATGGTAAAGTAGACAGTAAGTGTTTAATTCAAATAAATGAATTAAAAGACGAGTACATAATGGGTTCTGTAAATATAATAACAGATTATTTTTTATACTACAATAAGTATAAAAAGTCCGATGGCGAGTTAGAAAAAAGAGAGTTGAAATATAAAGCTGATAAATGTTTTAATTTATATCAAAGCTTTGTCAATGAAGAAAACTTTATTGCGAAGATAAATAATATAATGAAAAACGTTAAAAAATACATGAATAATCTAACGCCTGGATTAGTATCGGAATGTAATGTTATATTATCAGTATATAACAATTCTACCATTAATAATCAAACGGGAGAGATTACACATGATATATGCAAGTGCTCAAATAAAATGGAAATAGACCCAGTTTTAAGTGCATTAATTTGTAAAAAATGCGGTTTAGTAAAAGAGTTGTATGGAACTGTATTTGAAGATGACCAGTTCCATAATCAAGAAGGTGTTAGAACTAAACATGGGGCTTACGACCCATCAAAACATTGCAAGTTCTGGATAGAGCGAATACAAGCTCGTGAGAATACAGAAATACCTTCTAATGTTATTGAATCTATTGAATCTTGCATTAAACGAGATAAAATAATTAACAAGAAAAATATTAACTGCATTCAGATACGTAAATATTTACAAGAAACTCATAACTCTAAATATAATGAGCATGTTCCTTTGATTAAAAAAATTATAACTGGCATAACACCACCACAGCTTACTGATTACGAAGTTCAAATTATTCTTATTTATTTCGATAAAGTTATTCATATTTTTGAGGATATAAAACCACAAACTAAAACTAATTGCCCTTACCATCCATATTTTATATATAAAATAATAGAGCAAATTATAAATAAGCAACACGATCGAATTAGAAAACTGAAAATTCTATCGCATATACATTTACAAAGCCGCGAGACATTAATATGCAATGATATTATATGGGAAAAAGTTTGTTATAAGGTACCTGAATTTAAATACGTACCAACCGATAGAACTGTACATCTATGTGATAATTAAGCATATATATAGAATCCACCATTTTTTTCAGGGATTCCCATTTCTTCTCTACGTTGTTTACGGGCCAAGTATGCATCGGTTTCTTCTTTTGTAAATTGACGCGGTGCAAATGGCCTGTTGGGGCCTGGACTTGCGGACCTGTTGGGGCCGGGACTTGCGGACCTGTAGGGGCCGGGACTTGCGGACCTGTTAGGGCTAAACTCGCGCCGTTGTTTACGGGCCAAGTATGCATCGGTTTCTTCTTTGGAAAATTGGTGTGGTCCAGCTGGTTTATGCATTGGACCTGGACTTGTGGGCCTGTTAGGGCTAAACTCGCGACGTTGTTTACGGGCCAAGTATGCATCGGTTTCTTCTTTAGAAAATCGCGGACTGAAACTTTTTAGACCTGTATTATCAGATTTTTTGTTATATTTATCTTTGACGACTTTAATGAAATAGTTTTTATCTTTTATGTATTTTAACTCAATTGTTTTATATGTTAATTTAACATCCGATAGCGACGTGAATGGGTCCTTGGCCTTTAGATAATTCATCTTTATTCCGTTTAGTATATCATAAATTTCTATCTTTTTATTGTTGGTAAACATTTTATATATTGTATTCTTTTATTTATTTGAAAATAAAATTTTCTTCTTTCAAATATAATATATAAAATGTTTGAAGGGTTAATAATCATTAGCTTAATAATAGTCATGTTTATAATAATGAATAAGAAATCTCGTAGACCGTGCAACTCTAACATACAGTATTTTGATAGATATTACACTATACCTAAACTTCAAGCCAGGGCAGGTAAAAGTTTGGCCGCCGTACCCAGTAATAGTTTAAATGACTTGGAAAATAAACCTGTTATGGCCGGGTCCAAACTGCATGATGTAAATGCCCAGATTATTCGATGGGTAGGTAGTGAAGAAAGCCAGGCTGAAAATGATGAAGATGACAAGCGACATCTTACTAACATGAATGTTCCAATGGTTCCTGATATGTTACAGAGCGGCGTTAAAACTCGCAGATACTTAGCTAGAAAACATGATGATTTTATGAATGAAGGAATGCGTATGCTCAGCCATCCAATTAGTATCAGTAGTGTTGTAAAAAATAATTAATTTAATTATAAATTTTTAATCTTCCTCGTCGTCTTCATCGTCTTCATCGTCTTCATCGTCTTCATCATCGTCTTCATCATCGTCTTCATCATCGTCTTCGGTTTCCTCAGTTTTAATAAACTCCATGTGTGGTTTAATA